TATTCTCAATCTCTACGGCTGTTTCATAAATAATATTGGCAGCCTCTTTAGTCATAATTTGAGGTGCAGCAGCAAACTTCTTTTTTATGGCGTCTAATCCATAAACTTTCATTTCAAATCTTGCCATTATTTAAGTGTTGAACAGCCTATTAAAAAATAACTATTGTTATCACCTTCATTAATAACTGAATTAATGTTATAAAGGTTTGATTGATAAGATATTACAAGTTTATTTGTAAATATCTTAGAAGTAGTATATCTAATTCTAAAAGTAATATCATCGCTTATATTATCTTTTCCTGCTATATCTGACCTGTCATTTGTATTCCTAGACATCTGAGCCCAACAAGTGTAATAGTCTACCAAAGTAGTTACTACACCACCAGCTCCATCAGAAGCATTAGATTGACTTTGGAAAGTAATTCTATTGCGTAGTTTACCTATCATTATAAAATAACGTTTATGCGTTTAAATGGCTTCATTAGCTCGTATGCGGTCATCAAATTAGCTGAAGGCTTAGTTGCTTCAACTGATGACTCTCTGTACTCATATAGGTCTGAAACCATCTTTAAAAGGGCAGTCTTCATTGTCTGAGGAGTCGTAGCATAACCACAAGTATAAGTAAACCTAAACTCGTTATTATAAACGCTAGTCATATATACCTTTTTTGTAGTTTCGCCAAGAACTTGATATCCACCAGCAGGTATTACTATCCAAGCTGTATTATCCCAATACTCAACTACTGATATTGAATTAGTAGGTACATAAGGAAGTTCTAAAAAGTCATCTACATAAGCTACAACTCTTAAAGTTCTAGCAGTCATTGCAACACCTGCATATTGCTCAAGTCTTGTTTGAGCTGTATTGATTAAGGTTGTAATCAAAGCATCATCTTCACTATAATCTACTCTTAGGTAATTCTTAGCTTCAGCTAAAGTAACCACTGTGGCTGAAGGTGCTACTGTGGTCGTTATATCTCTTACTATTTGCATTATGCCATTGTTTTTACAAAAATAACTAAAATATAGCGGACATAAAAAAGGAGGCAGTTTGCGGCTGCCCCCTTGTATTTTAGATTAATCTAGGATTAAGCTACGTTACCGAAATCACCATATACAAACGCACCAGCGTAGTAGATAGGTAAAGCGATACGAGCTTCAACACGAACTGTGATTAAGTTCTTTGTGAAGTTGTCACCATCCATTTCAGAGAACTGAACAGAGATACCTTGATTTTGCATGATTTGAGCACCCATAGACCAGTCACCTACTAAGAACTTATCTACTGCGATTGCAGTTGATTTGTAAAGAGGGATACCAGCGATAGATACATTACCATCAGTTGTAACAACTGTAGAAGCAGGTAAGCTGTAAGCAGCGTTAGTGTTCTTAGTGTTCATGATAGCAGCCCAATCAGTTGGGTTAACCATAATACCTGTAGCAGAGTAGTTAGAACTTTCTAACTGAGCAATAGCTTGAACTAATTGTTCAACATCTACTGTAGCAGCACCAGTTGCAGCAGTAGCTACACCTAAGATACCTTGTAAGTTAGGAGCAGTACCATCACCACTTAAGATTTGAGCATCTTCTGCAATCAAATACTTCTCTAACAAACGAGATTGTAAGAAAGAAGTCATAGCAGGTATATCATCTAACATTTGGCGAGAGATACGAACATAACCAGCGATGTACTGAGCAGCTGCATCTTTCATTGTGATATCAAAATCAACTTGAGCTTTAGAACTTCCTTGTACTTGAGCTGCTGGAGCACCTTCTCCACCACTTTCATAAGGGAAAGTAAATAAACCTTGATTAATTGTTCCGATTGGTAACAAACTTCTTAAATGCACTTTACGAGAAGGCAAAGCATATACTTGATTAGCATATTGACGAGTGATGTCACCTGTCAAGTTAACTGCTTCTGTCATATTACCAACTGCCTTTGTATCCAAGATAAAGCTTGAACGCTTTTGTTCACCACGAGCTAATTTTGCTAAGTTATCGCCATTTTGTTCGATAGCGTCTGCAAGGCTAGCATTAAAACCTTTTACTTCTGTTTGATTCATTTTTGAACGATTTTGTTTTGCTTCCAATTTTTCGATTTCATCTTTAACAACTGAGATTTGAGCTTTTGTAGCTTCTAATTCAGCTTTTACGCTTTCTAATGCACTAGCATTATCAGCCTTTGCACTTTCGATTGCTCCGTTTACTTCGGATTTAATGCCTTCGAAAGCACTTTTAATTTCTTCTACCATTAGTTGAAAATTTTAAATGATTGTAAATATTTGTTTACTTCTATTTCGATAGAAATCATCGGATCTTCTTCCTCAGTTGGCAATGCTTCTTCAGCGGTTGGCTCAGGAGAGATTGACTCTTCATCTTCCATCTCAGATAGATATTGTTGTAATTGCTTGAGTTTAAGTTCTAACAACTCAAAAGTTTCATCAGTAAAGTGTCCATTTCTCAATGACTTAATGGTTTTACCCATCTCATCAACTAGAGTTGACTTAATCTGACTTTTAACTCCTACTGTTGGTGTATTAGCGTTTGCACCCCACAATACTGAACTACCCTCAAACAATTTTATTTCATTGATTTCATTGTACCCTGATTTCTGTTGTGACTTAATAGTCTGAAATCCGATACTATGTTCTGTGATATGACCATCTTTATATAACTCATACAAGTCATTACCTAAAGTCGTATTAGGTAACTTAACACTTGCCTTTAAGCCATAACCATCTTCCATCATCTCATATGGTTTAGCAATAGGCTTGTCTGTAGAGTGGTTCATTAAATGCCAAATTCTGTTTTTAGCTTGTGGGCCATTTTCCTTTAGTGTCTTAGTAAAAGCACCTGGTGTAATTACATCACCATCGGAATCCACATTACCAAAAGCAGAATAGTACATAGTAATAATTCTACTTCCATCCTCCATATCTATTGGAGAACCTTCGATTGATTTCTTGTTATAAAAATTACTCATATTTATTTGTTTAAGCGACATACACCGTGCAGCATCGGCAGTTGCAGTTATTCGCTGCTCCACCACTTGCATCATGTGCATATTGCATTTCAATTACACCGTAGTTTGGAGTGTTTACTAGGAATGGTTGATTCACAGGTATTCTTACTCCACCATCATCAGGATTCGTTTGTCTGTCTAATGCGATATGCCAAGTTCTTGGACTACCAACATATTCAGAGTGAACCCATTGTTTTAGCAAATGTATATTAATTCCTTGTGTTGCCCCAATCGCACCTGTGCTTAAAGCTTGATGAGATTCTGTTCTTGCTATTAATAAACTCCTTGAAACATTTATCTTGCCTTCTCTTAGCATTTGTATAGCCATTGCGTTTGTTTCGTTTGTAGAAAGGTTATTAGCCCTTCCATAAGCAATCGCATTGTTTAGTATCCTAGCTATCTCATTATCCGTTGTGTTTTGTATGCCGTACATTTTTGGGCCACTAATCGAAACCCAGTACGACAACATAAACGCTAACCACTCATCCATTATGTTTAACGGATCAAGGTCAAAATCTTCTGCCTTCTTATACTTGTCAAATATCTTTTGATACCTCATAGCAGTATAACCACCAGTACCTTCGTACAAAGTTCGTAAAATATCGCTAATCTTATCTTGGTTGAAAAATGTCTTGTTATAATTGGCTAGTTGAAATACCCCCATCTCTTTTACCAACTCCGCAGCTTTATTAAAATCACTTTGTAAGGCCTTTTGTATTTTAGGCCTAAACTCCGTGATGGACTTCCTCGCTATGGTTTGTTGCAAATTGAATTGCTGAGAAGGTTGTAATATCTTGGACATCCATATTATTTTACAGGAGGCAAATTATAATCTCCTTGTTGTTGAGCATCTCTTGGATTCTGCAACATTGTTAACTCATCGATAGGTAAGTAACCAGCAGGGATATAAATAGCGTTCATGACATCATCTTGAACAGTATCGTATCTCATTGCTTGTCTTTTTTCGTTAGGAGTAATCCACCATGATTGAGAAAGGATAGCAGATAACTCTTTCATATCCTCTTGCAACTCTGGGAATACTGTAATATCGAAATCGATATAGTAACCTTGTCCGATTTCACCTTCAAAGAATCTATTGAACGCATCACGAAGTGAAACTAATTCAGGAAGTACTACTTGCGTAAGCATTTCCTTCTTAGCCTCTTTCATGTTATTGTAAGTCTTGTTATCTGGGTCGTTAAATAGTGCAGAGTTTACACCGTACACATTACAAAGTTCTCTAAGGGTAACTTTCTCAGATTCTAAAAGCTGAAGGTCGATAGGAGATAATCCCATGTTAACCCAGCCTAATTTAGCACCAGCAATCAAAATCTTACCAGCGTTCTGAACGATTTGTCCTTGGCTCTTAGTTCCGTACTGATTGTAGAAATCTTCTTTTAACTTACCAGCTTGTTCAGGGCCGAAATCATTTGATTCATCTGCATACAAGATACCCTTAGGCCCTTGATTTTGCAACATACCTACAGAGGTATCTTTAGCATCGTTACTGCGTTGAACAGTTCTGTAAGCAGCTTGTAAAGGCGATAATCCATATAATTGTTGTCCATTGGTTGAGAAGTAGGGGTTGAAGTATTTTAAGTGGATTACATCTTTAGCATCCAACTGATCCCACCCAACTAATGTGAAAGAGTAGCCTTCAACCCCATTGATAGTACCATCGCTAATGATAGCGACATATTGGGATGGGAGAGTAACTAGTTCGGCAACCTTACCATTGGAGAGTCTATTCGCCCAGATATAAGAGTTGCCTGTAATAAGTTTATAACCAATGATATTCTCGATAAACTCGGAGAATGATTGATATGGATTCGGTCTTTCTAATAATTTGTTTAGTGGACTATCAGCAATCTCATCAACTGCTTTAATCCTAACTAACTCCGCACGAGCAACATCTGCTCCGCTTGATGCGTTAGCCATCATAGATTTATAAGTGTTCAAGTCTTTCTTGCTCTTAACCTTATAAACATAAAATGGAACTGTAGAGATTGTCTTTGAGATACGCTTGATGATAGAATAGACTTCGCTATTGTTATCGTAGTCTTGTACGAACTTGGCATAGTCTAAATTTGGGTAAAGCGTTCTACCGCCTATTAAACCACCAAAATCACCAAATGGGTTATTAAGGTTCGTATTTTTTCTAGGGGCTGCCTTTTGTTTAAAAGGATTAACCGCACTTAGTATGTCCGTTAACTTCACTATATGATATTTTTACAAAAGTAACAAATTTTTAACCTAAACCACCCATCCTCTTTTTGCTTTCGCATATTTTGAGTAGATGGCATAACGCATAGCATCCATCAAGTGGTCACGAAACTTAACAGGCTCATCCATTGTGTTGCCATCATGATCCGTTTTCCACTTATAGTTTTTAATCTCATCTAACAAATCTAAAGATTCTGATTTTATAAACAATGGAAATGATTTAACCTTGTTAATTCCTGCAAACACATCTTTGGTAGCTGATTTCAAATTAAACCCTGCTTTATTTACCTCGGCTATTGTTTTGGGTTCGGCAGCATCCGCAAATATCTCATCCCTACGAGATAAGCCCATGGACTTTAATCTGTCTATAAGAAGTGCAGTTGACATCTTCGTATCGTAGATAAGTTGTTCGACATAAATATCGCCATCAAAGTTTTTGCATCTAACAAGTGCCGTTTGGTTGTTATAACCAAAATCGAGTCCGTAGAAAATATCTCCACCCTCTGGGAAGTTTCTTCTCCTTCTCCAATGCGAATAAATCGTTGCTTCACTAATTGCCCTTTCTCCTAGTCCATAAACTCTCCAATACTCATGGTCGGCATCTTTAAGCCTTTCAATCTCCGCTATGATGGTTTTGTCTAAAAATGGATTATCCTTGTAAGTCGTGATGGTAAAGTCAGTATCTTCCCTAGGAATGACCTTATCGTATATCCAAGAGTAATAATCCGATGGATTATAGTCAAGTACGATTTTATCCGTAGTTCTTAGGGCTAACTGCATCCAAGATTCGTAGTTAACCTCATTTGCCTCGTTTATAAACAGGTAATTCCTTTTACGACCTCTAATCTTCTGCGGTTGGTCGGTAGAAACAAATTCTACGGTGTTGCCATTTAGGAAGTACAGATTCTCTGACTTATTGTGCTTCTCCTCGGAATAGAGTTTATACTTGGATAGTATCTCAATAAAATCCCTCATGACCGAACCTTTGATACTCGGTAGGGATGAACGGCAAATTGTTAGGGTTTTACCTCTTTCTTGTAGGAGCTTTACTATAAACCAGGTAAGCACATTGTAAGTCTTTCCCGATCTCGTACCTCCTTGCATAACAGAGATTCTCTTCTTTGAGTTGTTTAGTACTTCAAAGACAACATTGGTGGTTACTTCCATGGAAATAAATTAAAAATTTTGGTTTGCTCAAGTCAAAGCTAATACTTTTCGTTTTATAGAAGGGTATACCCACCATAAAGTCCGTTTTATGACACATATGATGGCAATATGCGTCATTAATGACCACTTATCAATCATTTTTGAGCCGTTTATCAATCATTTACGGCTCATTTTGATTGATATATGAAGATTTATTGATTGAGTAAAATTACTCAGTCCATTGAGTAATATCAAAACTTGCAGAGTTTACATTTTTTGCTATTAGGGGAGTATTACTACCGAATTACCAATAACTATGTTACATAATTAGATAAATTTGTAACAATAATTCGGAAAAATTCATGCAATCCATTTAAAAGGCATTTAGAAGCGTTTTAAGACACTTTACCTCGTTTTGGATAGATAGTACTACTCAAAGGCAGATATGCCCTAGAATCGCCTTAAAAGTGCCTTTAATCGTTATTCCTCGTAAATATCCATCTCATTAGGTAAATCTACCTCTTTATCGAACTCATAAAGCGGAATATCTTGGATATTAGCAGCTTCTGTAGCTGGAACAACGAATCCGCTATCCTCTAGCTGAGCATTTTCATCTCCATCCAACTGCGGAGCACTACTCGGTAGTTCCTCTACATGGTTAGCTTTTAAGACATTAACAGTAATCTGCTT